CCTCATCCGGGAGTTGGACGCTGAGATCCGCCGCCTCCGGGAGCGGTTGGACAGGCTGGAGTCCGGCCTCCGGGCGCTGGTTGCAGGATTGGGAGGCGGCAGCCATGCGTAGAGTATGCGGCACCTGTCGGTGGGCTCGGAAAACGGACGATAAGGGCGGGACGGTCTGTACCCACCCGGACGGGCGCAGATTTACGACGATACAGCACCGGTGCAAATGCCCCCGCCGGTGGTGGGAGCCCAGGGGGCACCAGGAGCAGCAGCGTTTGGCGCTATGACGGAGGTGATTGACCATGACGTGTAGGCAGATTGGCATCCTGCAGCTGTATCGGAGCATGTGGGTCCGCCGGCGCAAACGACGGTGGCCATGGAGAAGCAACTGACATTCGATCTTGTCTGAGATCCTGGACGACCCCGACCCGGCCGAGGAGCGGATGCCCCGCGTCGGGGATACCGTTGAGGTGCTGAGTAAAAATTAACCCTCATGGTCATGGGCCCGAGGGACGGAGGTTCAACGACTTACTGAAGATGGCGTAACGAAGAAAGCCCCGCCTCCATAAACGGAGTGCGGGGCCCGCTCTTACAGTCTTCTGCGCTTAATTTCCTCGATCGGGATCGGACCACATTCCGGGCACTCAAAACAGACTCTCTCAAATCCGCGGTCAACCGATTGTATTTTAACGGTAAGATTAGGAACTTGGTCCTGGTCATCGAAAAGTTCATGGCTGGGTTCATGGCGAGGACATGGTATGTCTCCAAATTGCCCAACAGAGTACACTAACTCTTCGTCGCCGCCTCCGTACAAATGTTTCGCCACAGCAATAATGCGGAAAATCCGAGGAAAAGGAGGCTTTGGCTTGATGGACAGCAACTCATTTACAGCTTTGGTGTCTCTAATATGTAATACCCTGGTGACACCATCGAATGGATTCTCACTCATAGCGACTCCACCTCCCAGCATACCTGGAATGCATGGCCTTCTTGACAATCACGTTCCGTATTACTGCGTCAAATTCCTCTATCACATACGAAAAGCCCCCGCCACTCCGTGAGGAGCAGCGGGGGCTTATCCTTTATCCGGCCTGCTGCGGCCGAGAGCCGTTGATGATGCCATCGTCCAGGTAGTCCAGGCTCAGGTCGTAGAGCCGCTGCGCCAGCGCCCGGAGCCGATCCGGAGTGATCAGCGGCCGGATAATCGCAGGCAGGCGGGGCACCACCTTGGTCATAGCAGCCTGAATCACCAGGTCCATGACCTGCGGACCGTCGATGGGGCCCAGCTTACCCTGCCGGCGGGCCCGGTCAGCGGCCAGCATCAGGCTCAGGAGGCCCTGCCGGAGGGAGCCGGTGGTGCGCAGGGTGGCGATGGTGACCAGCAGGATGCCAACGATGGCACCGATGATGGTGCCGACGGTTTCGGGGTTAGCAAGGATCCAGTCGAGCATCTAGGTCCTCCCCTTTCAGACGCATAGCAGAGCCCGACGAGCCATCTCTGTGCCCGCCGGGCTAGTTGAATCGTTACTTCCCGGTGATGTACCGGATGGCCAGTCGAATCATCTTAGCGACCTCTGCCCGAGTCGCTGGACGGTCAGGGTTGAATTTGCCGTCAGGGTCGCCATGGATGATCCCGAACTTATAGAGATCGGCCACATCCTGTGCATACCAAGCGTCGGCCGGAACGTCGGGAAACGGCGATTCTTTCAGGTACCGCTCCACCATGGCCAGGAACCCATCCCATCCGCCGGGTCGCCCTCGCAATACCCGTGGGCAGTTCTTCCCGCTCCAGTGGTTGTGCTGGACGACGCACTCGGGGAACGGCAACAGGCTCGGCACCGTCTTGATGAGGTGCGCCACTAGCTTGGCCGCGTTGGCCTCGGCCGCCGCCCGGTCGCCGTCCGCGTTCTCGCAGATCTCGATGCCGATACTCTGCCGGTTCCCGGGCCCGTTTAAACCGTCACCGGCATGCCAGCCGTTGCGGTCCAGCGGCAGGTGTTGGCGGATCTCATGGTCGTCCACGGTGAAGTGCCACGACACCTCGTTCAGAATGGCCGCCTGGCTGCGCATGTACCTGCCATGCATCGCTGCGTTGGCACCGGGCTGCGGGTTGCCCGTGTCGTGGATGGTGATCCAGCGCGGAACCATAGGGTACTGCGCCAGGGGATGGTCGGCCGGAAGGAAGTCGGGGATGATCGTAGTCACTGTTGCCTCACCTCCCCATCAGCGAGTTGATGATCGCCATGAGCAGGCCGGTGGCGACTGTAGCGATGGTTGCCAGCATCCACTGTTTGAGCGAGTCCACTCCCCTGGCGGCATGCTGGGCCGCTTCCTTGGCCTCCCTGATGTCCTGCTGCATGGCCGCGACGGTGGCCTCACTGGCTGCCTGCTTCTGCTCCAGGGCGCCGATGCGCTTGTCGTGCTGGATTACCGTCCGCTCCAGGGCGGACACCCTTGCCTCCATGTCAGTCACCTCGCTTCGTGCCCTCCTTTCCCAGAGCGGATGCCAGCCTCAGCCGACGGCGATCTCCACCAGCGGCCGGCGAGAGGCGCCCGGTCTAGCCGAGCGCCTCCAGGATCTCCTGCCTCTCCTCAGCAGTAAGGGCCGGATACTCCGCCAGGATCTCCTCGGCGGTCCGGCCCTCTTCTGTCATCCGGCGACGGCTCACCCGGACAAAAATGTTTAGTTTCCAGGACTGCATCGGCATTAGACGGCACCTCCTAGGATGGCTGCGATGGCTAGTTCGATGTCGGCGATGCGTTGCTCCAGCGATGCTTCGGGGCGGAGTTCGGGCACCTCCTCGTAAGTACCGGTTTCGGCAATCCACCTGTACCAGCCGCCGTTGATGCCGGGCGGCAAGGGTGTATCCAATTCGACCTGCATGTAGCCGTCATACGGAAACTCGATCACGTCCCTGATAATCCCGTTCTCGTCAACCTGAATATAAAACGTCTTTTTCACGGTTCAACCCTCCAAATCCGAATTACTTTCCTCTGTTCCTTGTAAGCGCCGTCGTCTGCCGCAATACCAATACCGACCACGCCTGTGCTGACGAAACCTAACATAGACGCGAGGGTGTTGTCCATTTTGTACGCAACGCGGTCTCCCCACCTATAGCCTTTGTAGATCGTCAGGCAGGGACTGCCACCGTGCACAACCGCCAGATACGTCCCGGTTGGGTCAAAAGCTACGCCGTACCCAATACCTGTAGGCGGTGTTGATGGGTCAGCGAGTTTGGTGAATGTATCCCCGCTGCGCTTGTAGATCGTAAGGTACGGAGACGAGCCATGAGCCACCGCCAGGTACGTCCCGGTCGGGTCAAAGGTTACGCCGTACCCAGTATCCGGAGGCAGTGTTGATGGGTCGGCAAGTTCGGTGAATGTATCCCCGCTGCGCTTGTAGATCGTAAGGTACGGAGACGAGTTATGACCCACAGCCAGGTACGTCCCGGTCGGGTCAAAAGCTACGCCGCGCCCAGTATAAGGCGGACGCACTGACGGATCTGCGAGCTTCGTAAACGTGTCCCCGTTGCGTTTGTAGATCGTGAGGTACGGAGACGAGCCATGAGCCACCGCCAGGTACGTCCCGGTCGGGTCAAAGGTTACGCCGTACCCAGTGCCTGTAGGCAGTGTTGACAGGCTGGCAAGCTTCGTAAACGTGTCCCCGTTGCGTTTGTAGATCGTGAGGTACGGAGACTTGTCATGAGCCACCGCCAGATACGTCCCGGTTGGGTCAAAAGCTACGCCGTACCCAGTACCTGTAGGCGGTGTTGATGGGTCAGCGAGTTTGGTGAATGTATCCCCGCTGCGCTTGTAGATCGTAAGGTACGGAGACGAGTTATGACCCACAGCCAGGTACGTCCCGGTCGGGTCAAAGGCTACGTCTTCCACACCACTCGTAGGCCGTGTTGATGGGTCGGCAAGTTCGGTGAATGTATCCCCGCTGCGCTTGTAGATCGTAAGGTACGGAGACGAGTTATGACCCACAGCCAGGTACGTCCCGGTCGGGTCAAAAGCTACGCCGCGCCCAGTACCAGCAGGCAGTGTTGACGGGTCAGCGAGTTTAGTCGGTGGATCAACCCACGTAGATTTGATTGCTACTGGGGTGCCGGCAGTGATACCATCAATCTCCATGTAGTATACGTCTGTTAACTCATCAGCCCCCACAATATCTAAGCCCCCGAGCAGGTCAAACCCACGCCCCGTTGGCATAACCCCTGAACTTGTGGTTCACGGAGTCATACCAGATCTGCCCGTTCACGGGCGATTCCGGGGCGGAACTGCTCACCTCCACTACCAGCGGGGCGCTCGACAGAGTGCGGGCACCCGCCTTAATTTGGGCCGCGGTCTCGCCTGCCAGTTTGGAGGCGTTCGCCGCAGAGTAACGCCCATCCATGAGCCCAGCTAGGCCATCGTATGTGATGGCAACTAGATTCGCGGTTGCCGGCGCATCTGTTACTCCTGTTGCGTCTTGGAACGTGTTCCTCAGGCTTGACTTTGCCACATATTGCGGGTGTGGATCGCCTTCATCCGCAAGATGGGCGTCAATCGTGTTCTTAGCAGTGTCGGCTGTCTGCTGCGCTGCATCAGCCGCTGCCTGGGCTGCGTTGGCCGTCTGCTGGGCAATGGCGGCCGCCTGTCCGGCCGCCTGCGCCGTCAAAAGCGCAGTGTCGGCGGTCTCCTGCGCCGCAACGGCCGCTGCCTGGGCCGCGCTTGCCGCCTGCTGTGCTGACGTGGCGGTCTGCTGGGCCGTTTCCGCCACCGCCGCGGCATCAGCGATGCCCTGCTCGATCCGGTTCATATCCTCCGGTTTCACTACGTCTTCCCACTGCCAGTTGGTCTTGGGCACGTAGGGCATCAGCTCACCTCCTCGAAGGAGAGGGTTTGGACCATGAGCGTGTCGGCGGTGATGGGCACGTCTACTGCGTTGCTGCTGATCACCGTTCCGTCCGCTGCGACCAGGTCGATCTGGTTGATTTGGGACACCTCGGCGGCCGGCACTAGGTAATTAAGGGTGACCACCCCGCCATCAACGCGCTTGACCTCGAACTGCGTAATCTCATAGGTGCCGTTCAACCGCACCTTTGCGATCTCCTGATTGGCGTAGGTGGCCAGCTTGCTGAGAAACTCAGTGCTGATCACTTGATCACCACCTCATCTCCCAAGGTGGCAAAGGGCGTCACACCCAGCCGCCAGCTACCCAGCTTGGTCTGCCACTGCAGATGATGCATCGAGATACGCTCCCTGACCCCGACCGTCTCCATGAGAGCTGTGCGTTGCTGGTAGACCAGGTTCGCCGGCTTGATTACGGCGATGGTCCGCTCGATCTCGCGAAATACCGCCGCGTCCTCGATGGCGGCGGTAATGGTCAGCAGGTAGTTTTGCACATCGACGTTGGCTACGGCCCGGCCAGGCCCGGCCAGCAGGTCAAGCTGGCGCTGGAGGTAGCGCAGGGTGAACGGGGGCTTCGTCTGGTATCGGTTCAGTAGCCTGGTACGGCGAAACTCCAGCGTCTCGGTGGTAGGGTCAACCTGAATACCGATAGCCCGCTCCCGGCGTTCGATGGCCTCCGGGCCTGCGGTCTCTACGAACTGGTCATCGAGCAGCTGCTGGATGGCAGCCGCCAGCTGATCCAGCTCGATCGATTCGGTGGCGGCCAGTTCAGCGAAATCACGGATCTCGGCCAGCCACTCCGGCCAGTACTTCGCAACCCTATCCATTCACCGTCACCGTCCCCAGCTGCGGGATCTCCTCGGGGCCTAGTGTAAGGTTGCCGGCCACGCCGTTCAGCATGGTGCCGGTCACATCCACGACCCCGGGCACGGTAAGGATACGGGCCTCGATGGGAGTAACCCGAACGATCAGGTACTCCTCATCAGCCCACCCCTGCCGCAGCTCCAGGAGGTATTCCTCAATCACATCTTCGATGGGCCCCTGCACCTGGCCCAGGGTAACCCCGGTCGCCAGCGTCACCGTCATCTCGACGTTGACGGTCACCTCCGACACGCCGGCGATGGTCACCCGATGCCCGATGGGGGCCATCCCAAGTCCTTCGCCACTGTGGCCCGGCGGATCGATGGTCTCCTGCACCTGTGCGACCAGCTCCGGCGACGGTGCGTTCCAATCCGAGCCGATGATGGTGCACTTGACGGTGCCGCCACCCTGCCAGACCGGAAAGACCTTCACCCCGCCGACGCCGGCGATACTCCGGACCATCTGGCGGTACTGGGCCACGTTGCCGCCGAATGCCGGGGTGTTGACCTCCTCGAAGAAGCGCTGACGCAGAGCCTCATCGGTCTCCTCGTCCTCGCCAGGTACCAGTACGGCACCTAGCTCCGCCCGTGCCAGGCCGGGGATTGTGTCGATGGGCAGCATGGTGCCGAACTGCTGGTTGCCAACCGTGCCAGCGGTCTCGCACTCCAGCTCGAAGCGCCCGGTGTCGAGCTTGCTCACCACCATGTACGTGAGCCCGCCGATGGAGAATCGGCTACCGATCGGCACATCAAACGGCACGCCGCCCGAGCCATAAAACAGGCCCTCCCGCCGGGCTTTAGTGGCCGGGTAGCGGTTGACCCCATGCTCAGCGCAGCGACGTGTGAGGTATTCTCCGCTGGCGGTGTCGGCGAAAGAGAGCCGATAGTTGATGTCGAGTTCGGCATACATCTGGGCGAGTTCTGCGGCCGCCGGCGCTATGGCGTTGTAGATGACGCTACCCTCCCGTTTATCGATGGAGTCGGGCACCCGGGCCAGCATCCGGGCCAGAATCACCTCGAATGTCTGGTGCTCGTACACCCTCTACTTCACCTCCTGCTGGGCCCGGAAAGACCCATACCGGCTTCGCACGGTGAATGCGATCAGGATGTTGTCTCCGTTGACCCGCACATCGAAGTCCTCGACCGCTAGGATCCGGTCATCCTGCAGGAGTGCTTCCCGGACCATGCGGGCGGCCTCGGAGCGCACCAGCAACGGATGTTTCCCGATCAGGCTCTCCAGCTCATGGCCGTAGTTGGGTGAGTAGATGAGGTAGCGGAACCGGGGAGTCTGCAGAATCATGTGGATCGCTTGCTTGACGGCCTCCAGCCCGTCTATCATCCCGGTTACTAGGCCGGCCTCCCAGTCGATCCCCCAGGTCCGGGACGGCTGCTCGACCGTGACAATTTGTGCGTTGCTCAGCGTAGCTCCCTGCGGGATCATGCGCTCACCACCCGATCCAGGAGCACGTACTTCTGGCCGCCCTGCACCCGGAGGAGCAGGACCTTGTCACCTGCTTCCAGTCCCCGGCGGATCACCAGGGGCTCCGTGAGGGCCTCCTCCGTCTCCCCGCCGGGGTACTGGTGGGTGTGGGACAGGTCCACCTCACAGGGCGCCAGGCGCTCGGGCACCACCAGGAACTCGGATGTCAAAATGAACCGCTGATCCACCTGTACGGTCAGGGGATCAGCGGAAACGACCTCTCCGAACAGTACCTGAACCGGGTTGTTGGCCTGCACCGCCTCCAATCCGGCCTTTTTGATCAGTTCCAGGAGCGTAGCCATGGCTATACCACCTTGAGCTCCAGTTCCATGGTGTGGTCAGTGTCAGACCACGTGTGCTTGCACTGGTCCACCAGAAACGGCTGGCTGATGCCGTACTCCTGGATGCCGATGGTCACGTAGTATCCGGCCCGGACTCGGCTGTCGCCGATGGCCTTAACCTTGAGGCTCCGGGTCTCCCGGTTGTGCAGCTGGATCAGCGTGTCCAGCAGTTGCTGGATTTGAGCCTCGTTCATATCCTCATCAACCATCTGATACAGTTGCAGCACGCCCCAGCGAGCGATGGACGCGCTGTCCTGGGCCAGGTAGACGTCCCGACGGCCGGTCTCCTGGTTGTTCCGGACCAATTTGACCCGGTTGTACGTCTCCTCGTCGATGGACCGCTTGTAGCTGTAGTCGATCAGGATGCCGCCGTCCGCAATTGCAAAGTCGAGGAGGAGGTCCTCGACGTTGCGGAGCGCCAGGGCTCCGAAGTCGTCGAAAAACACGAAGTTCCTGCCAGTGTTGATCAGGGTTAGGGTCAGCGCCTTCTCGATGATGTCCAGGAGCGTCTGCCCATCCTCAACCATGGTGGGGATCCGGTAGCCGGTATCGTCCAGCCGGCCAACCCGCAGATTGTAATCGCCGGCGATCTGCCGGATGATTTCCGTGGCGGTGGCCCCAGCAAACACGTAGGTGTCCTTGGCCAGCAGGTACCGGATTTGGTCATAGGCCGTAATCTTGACCGCCTCAGACTGGCCGCCGTCCACTGTGAACACGTAGCCATAGAACACGTTGTGGCTCCCGTCCCGGAACCTGAGGACGTCACCGCTGTTGATCGCGAAGGCCGGATCCTGATAGAGCGCCCCCTTAATGAGGGTAAGCTCCAGCTTCCCGGGTCGACCCCGGCGGGTCGTGGTCCAGGTCACCTGGGACACGATCTGCGAGATGTCCCAGACGTTGCCGTTGCGGTTGTCAAGCAGCAGCTCCAGCTTGCCCACCGTCCTCACCTCTCCGGCAGGCGCAGGACCAGGCCGACGGGCAGGCGTTTGAGTTCCGCATCGCTGATCCCGTTCAGCTGCTGGATCTCCCGCCACCGTGATCCGTCCCCGAGGAATCGCTGCGCCACGGCCCAAAGGGTATCGCCCGGCGCCAGGGTATAAGTGGCCGGCACCTGGCGATCATCCGGCCGGGGCTGCGGCTGCGTCTGGATCACCGGAGCGGAGGCCCCGGACGGCTGGACCACCTGCACTTTCTGGGCAGCGTAGAACACGTACTTCTTCAGCTTGATGGTGTACTGGATGTCTCCCTCCTGGCCGGATACCTCCCGGTACTGGAAGGACTCGATGGTCACCGGCATGTTGATGTCGAAGGATGGCCCCGCGAACACGAAGCGAATCGGCCGCTTGGTGGCCATCCACCGGCGCAGGTAGTCCACATAGGTGCCTGGAGGCAGCAGCACGTCCGAAGTTACCCATGGGTACCGTTGCGCCGGGAATTCGCTTGACCAGCCCACTTCGGTCAGCTTCGGGCTCTTGATCACGTTGATCTGGCCGAGGCCGACCACGTTATAGGTCTGGCCCTGGCCAGCCTCGCCGAGCTCGATCTGCTCCGGCATCACCGGGATCTGAAAGCCTTCCTGCTGGTTGTTAAAGCTGAGCCAGATGCCGTACTCGCTCATGCGAACACCGCCTTTGCGGAGGAGGCGATCTCCTCCTCCAGGACCACCTTGATCCGGTTGATGATGGTGTCCACGTCATAGCCGTTGTTAATGTCACCGGTGTTCACCGTCACCGTCGGCGTCAGGGTGACGAAGTACTGGTTCTGCCGCATCTCGGCCAGCTCGCGCATGATCCGCAGGTCCTCGGCAGAGATGTCCACGGTGTCCCTGATCTTGCCGACCTCGTCAACAGTGCCGACGGAGTCAACCTCCAGCGGGCCAGAGGCCAGCGCGGACAGGTCCGGCATGGCCAGTGCGGCCTGCTCTTCGGCCCGCCTGGCAGCACGGGCAGCCAACATGTCAGCGACACGCTGCTCTCGTTCTGCCGCCCGTAGGGCAGCATCCGCCTCCATCTGGGCGATCATGGCTGCGGCGGCCTGGCGGGCTGCTTCAGCCTCCACAGCGGCCCTGGAAGCGAATTCCACCTGCTCGATGGCCTGGATGCTGACGCCGGGGATCTTGTTGACCTTGTCGATCAGCCAGTTGATGGCCTTGATCGCCCCGTTAACCAGGCTCTCCAGAATCTCCAGCGTCTTGACCTTCACGGTCAGGAGGGCGCTAAGAATGCCAAAGCCGACCTTGGCCCAAAAAATCGGCACCTGATCCATGAAATTGAGAACGGCATTCCAGGCCCTCATCAAGGCGGCGGCTACCTGGTCATTCGTCCGGTAAAGCTTGATCAGCCAGAGGATAAGAGCAGCCACTGCGCCGATAATGAGCGCCACGGGGTGAGCCTTGATGACGTTGTTCCAAAGCATCTGGGCGGCGGCCGCCAGCTGGGTGGCCATGGCCACGCCTCTGGTAACCGCCCAGTAGGCCGTCATGGCGCCCACAAGACCCCAGACGATGGGCTCGATGAGCGACCAGTTGGTGGTGATGACACTGCCGAGCCACAATGCCGCGTTAGCAGCGGCCAGCACAATCTGCGTCACTCTGGCGATTCCGTTGCTCAGACCGCTAAAGAATGCATCGTATTGGCCAGCTGCGAAGTTCTCCCGGAGGGTGGTCACGAACGGCAGGATCGCGGCAAGAGCCTCCTGGCCAGCGCCGGCGAACTCAGAGCGGATCGTGTTCGCCAGCATCTGCGCCTGCACGGCCGGGCTGGATAGCATCTGTTCGAAGGCCTGCTGGCCCATGCGCTGCTTTTCGAGCAACGCGTCCATCGCCTGGATGAAACCTTCGATGTCCCCGGCCTTGCCCAATTCGTCGATGCGCATCGCCCGGATGAGCGACCGGGACATGTTGAACCGCTCGGCGAGGCTGACGATATCGCCCGACAACGCTTCTTTGAGGGCAAATGCGGCGCCTTCGATGCCTTGGCCAGTGGTATCGAAGGCCGCCAGGCGGATCGCCAGTTCATTCAGCTGCTTCAGGAGTTCGATGTCCTGCGTGGCCGACAAGAAGCTAAGGGCGCTTTGCAGGGTCTGGTTTACGTCCTGACCTGCCTCCAGCGCCTGCTGCCTGAACGTCTCGAACATTTCTATGCCAGCTTCCCCGGCCCGGGCGATGAACAGGTCAAGCATCCGCCGCTGCTCCATGGCGCCGCCGATGGTGGCCTCAGTAAGGCGCTCGGCCCCCTCTATGCTCAGATAGGCGGCAGCCAGGCCCTTGATCGTGCTGAGGAGCCCGCTGGCGCTGCTTTCGCCGCGCTGCATGGCACGGTTTAGCCTATCCTGGGCATCGGATGCCTGGTCGATGGGCGAGGCGAGCGACCGCAGTTCGGCCTCTGCCTGCTGGATCGCTGCCCGGGCGGCGTGGATCGTTCCCGGATTGAACCCGCGGTCCATGGCGTCCTGGACATCGCCCATGGCCGCAACCGTCAGGTTCAGGGACTTGATCACACCATTCAAGACGCCCGAAAACTGGTCGTAGAGCTGTATGCTGGTCCGTACCGTGGCCACTCAGGTTTCACCTCCCCCGGGAGGGCATAAGAAAAAGCACCCTGAACGGGTGCTTGTATTCATCTGCCGTTGGTTACAGAGTTACCGTCTCACGAGGCATCTGGGCCTTCAGCTTCTTCACGCCCGCAGCGAACTGCTGGAACCGAAGAATGTTACCGTCGCCCATGAACGTGATACCCTGCAGTTCGCCATGGTCATCGACGTAGTTCACGATGAGGTAATGGTGCAGGGGGCCCTTCTTCTTGGTATTTAGGCCACTCATACCGCCCACGATGGCTCCGATACCGGGAACGAGCAGGTGGCCGATGACGGCCCGCCCAACCACACTCCGCTGAACCTCGCGGATCTCCCGTTCTGACTTCGCCTCGATGGCCCGCAATTTCGCAAGAGCAAGCCGAAACGTTTGCCCGCTTTCCTTTTCTCGAATCTCTAGGCGGTCCGGAAAGCTCCAGACCTGGCAGTCGGCTCCGTTGGCCAAGCCCAGGCCAGCCACATGCTTGCATTCCACCCCATCAGTGGCGCCTGCCTCCCTAGCGGCAGCCTGAGCGGCTGCGTTTTTCTTCGACTGCTGCCAGAGGCCATATGCCAGGCCGAGCACCGCGGCAATCAAGACGGCCCATACAAAATAACCCATATGTGCCCCTCCTAGAATGGATTTGCTCCGCACTCCTTCAGCAGTTTAATGGTACCACATGCGGCGCAATTCTAGGAGGGGCACCCTACCGCCTTCGCTTACCTTTGCGCTCTGCCTCCCTGGCCCGGCGCTTCTCCTCCTCTACCTGGATGCTGATGCTGGCATACACGAATGCCCGCTCTTCACGGGACAGTGCCATCAGTTGGCCGGGCAGCAGGTGCAACCTGTGGAGGGCATAGTGAGCGAGGTTTGCCTCAGCGTCGCCCTCCAATATCAGTTTTTTGCCTCTTCCACCAGCTCGTCCATCGGCTTAAAGCCGGACAGGCGCTGGATTTCCTGGGACAGCTGCGCCAGCTCACCGGGAAGCAGGACAGCATCGAGATACTCCTCCGGCGTCTGGCAGCCCAAGGCCTGGATAGAGGCAGCGTCCTTGAAATTCGGGTCGATGGTGTGGTTGATGACGATCAGTTTGTTGAGCTTGTCCAAGTTCAGGTCGAGCGTGCCCTGCTTGGTCTTAATCGTCATGGCCTCCCTGCGGTAGTGCTCCCACTGCGGGTTGGTCATGGCGCTAATCTTGAACTTGAGCACGTTGCCCTTCTCGTCCTTGAACCGGTCTGAGACCGCGACCTCAGCGGTGAGGCCCTTGATCGGGTGGGAGTTGAGAAACTCCTGCAGCTTGCTCACGATCGGTTACCCTCCTACAGCCTGTTGAACTGGTCAGGCAGGTCGAAGTCGGAGAAGGTGAATTCGACCTCTTCGTCCAGTTCATCAGCGTCGACGTCGATCTTGGCCAAGACCACGCTGTTGATATTGCACTCCTTGAGGACCGCGGTCTGCTTGCCAGCGGCGCTGGCGGGGTCCTCGTTAATTACCTGCAACGTGAAATATACATCCCGACCGGTCCGCGCATAGTCCAGCACCATACGCCGGAATACTGGCGACAGGTAGTACAGCGTCATGGTCCCAGTTCCGGACCATCCGGTGGCCTTATGCTGGGTGGCGCGCCGACCCAGAACCTTGATCTCGCTCTTGGTTTTCTCCACCCTGGCCTCGATGGACTTGGCGTAGAACAGCTCCTCCACGTTGCCGTTGATCACGGCATACGCGCGCCCTTCCTTGCCGGAGATCACGTCAGGAGCCCGCAGGAACGCCATGCTACGCCACCTCCACGCTCATGTAGATCTTCTCGACGGCATCGACCGGCTGGACATAGCAGGTGACCAGCACGGCATCGGAGGCGGATCCGGGCTCGACCGCAACATCGATCTGCGGGTCGAAGTTCTGGATGGCGCCGATCGCCTGGAGGGACTCCAGGTAAGAAATGATCTCGGCCTTGAACAGATTGCGGCCGTCCGCGTTGTTGTCGACTTTGCCGACGTAGCTGGCCTCATAGATCCGCTTGATGTCGTTGGCGATGGCGTCAAGCACCCTGATAACCCTGTTTTTCCGGAAGTGCTCCCGCTTCTCGGGCGTGAAGCTGACGAACGAGTTGATGTCCTGCTCCACGACCGCCTTACCACCCATGTGCGTGAACACGATCTCGCCGGCCTGCAAAGCGGCCACCGTCTCGGTGTGGGTCAGGCGCGGATTGGCGTCCACCGCACCATCGTAGGCCTGGTAGGTCAGCGACTGGTTGATCGCCGCCCCGGCCGTGGCGCCGGCAAACCACGCGGTGGCCTGGGCAGCCGTCAGGGCGGTGCCGTCGGCAAGAATCACGCCATTCTTGACCTTAATGACACCCTCGTAGTCGCCACCCGGGTAAGTCTCCATGACGACCTGGATCTTCCGGCCTTCATCGTCACGCAGTCGCCGCACGAAAGCCTCGTAGAGCTGCTTCAGCGTGACGTCCTGGGAGACCAGCGCCATGGTGTTGAACTCCCACTTCTCAATCTCGGCCAGGTAGTCGGAGTGATCGCCGTTGGTCACCTCGCCGTCGGTGCCGCCGGTAAGGACAGTGCCGGCCGTCTCCGTGAGGGCACCGCTGCCAGCAAATGTGACCCAGGCGTTAGCCTGCAGCTCCTCCGCGGTGGCCACCGTCTGGCGGTCGACCTCACGGCCATCGACCATCGTGATGACGTCCATCAACGTCTCGTTGTCGACGTTGGGCTGAATCACGATGGTGATGTCGTTGCCCCGGGAACCGGGATACTTTGCAGTGACCGTCAGGGAGCCGATGGTGGCGGTGGCCTGCGTGCCGCTGTTGAGCCGGTACAGCAGCAGGGTCCGGGCCCGCTTCAGGGCCTCCCGCACCAGCAGCAGCTCGGGTGCAGTGATGTCGTAGCCCAGGAGATCACGGGTGTCCTGGCCAGACTCGATCTGGATCACCTGCTTGGAGGGACCCCAGGACAGAGGCAGCGCCATCGTTACCGTGCCCCGTTCGCCCAGGGTGCCCACCGGCGCCGGAGCGCTCCGGAAGTTGATGTACACGCCGGGCCGGATCTTGTTCTGACTAACCCACGTGCCGCCTGCCACTACTGAGTCACCTTCCTCTCGCGAAACTCGGCCAGCAACCGGCTGGCCTGCTCATGCGTGTAGGTTTGGTTCTCCTGCAGGACCACTGCCAGCACGTCCCGCTCCTGGGGGCTGTACCTGGCGGACCGCAGGAGCTGAGCCTTCGTAAAGGTCGCGGACGGCCGGGTGGCCTCCGCATCCGACTTGCGCTTGCTGCTCACTTCAGGTATCCCTCCTGCTCTAGCTCCCGCATGAGCGGCGCCGTCGGCCGCTCGCGCATCACATGGAGGTCATACTGCACGAAGAAATGGAGCACGCCGTCCACGATCTCGTGGGACATGCTCCGCCCCCGGCACAAAGTGCCGGCCACCTGGATCGTCTCCAGGCAATCGTAGAGCTGCTCGGCCATGTCGTGGAGCGCCGCGTTCGTGGCATCAAAGTAGTGCACGTCGATGCTGTGCGTGCGGACGTATCGCCGGCCCACCGCCTTCTCGTGGCTGGCTTCCAGGAGCTTCACGAAAAAGCAGGGCTCCTCAAAGCCCTGCGTGATCGGTTCGCCATAGATCTTGATCCCGGGAAATTGGGCAGAGAGGGCGCTCATGACGCCGTACCGCACGTCGTTAACGGTAACCTCTGTCATCACGCCCCTCCTCCCTGTAACCACTTAGCCACCCGGCGCTCCAGGTACTGTGGCAGTTCCCGCTCAATCTCCTGCATCGAGATGGTCATCATGAATCGGCCCTCGACCCACTTGGTCAGGTCCTTGCCGGTTCGGTGGCCGTACTCCACGAAGCTGGCGTACTCCGTATTGTTCACGATCTCGACAATCAGGTAGGGCCCTTGCCTGGTCACCTGGCCGACCTGCCATTTCCGGCGCAGCTGGCCGGTTTCGCCGACTGGCGTCCGCTTCTTGATCCGCCGGATCGCCCGCAGCGCCATTTCCAGCAGGAATTCCTCCATGAACTGGTCCCAGCGCCCTTCGAGATCCTTCAGCCCCTTGGCCAGGCGCTCGAACTCACGGAAGTCGAACTTACCCCACTTGGGCATGGCCTCACGCCCTGTCCTTGCGCTGCAGGCTGATCTCCTGGTGGGTGAGGTACAGGAACGGTTCGCCGGCGGTATACTTCCTGGTCACATCGCCCCGGGTGATGGTGACCTCGTCGCCCTGCTGAATCTGCAGCTCCGGGGCGCAGAAAAGTTTGGTCTCGTAGACGATCTCGTTCGTGGCCTCGCCCTGGTTATTGCTGCCCAGGGATCGCTGCGAGATCCGACAAGGCTGATCCTCGTAGATCACCTGGCGCTCCAGGCGGGTTTCGCCCCAGGGCATGGTGACCTCAACCATCCGGCTGACGCTGAAGCGGTCGGTGTACATCCGCTCGATCTGCCTCCGCTGGCGCCTGATGAGGGCGTTCACCGTCACCACCTCAGCTTCCGGTAGCGGTTGAGGTCGACCCGGTAGTTGAGCACCACCTGGTCGATCGCCGACTTGCTCGTGTTCGTCACGCCGCCGGCGCTGGACGGAGTCACCGAGGTGTCGCCTACCCGGATCGACTCGCCCCTGTCGGCCGTTTGACCGATCGCTTCCACGCTGGCCTGCTCAATCCGCAGGGCATCGATCGTCATGGAGGCCCAGGTCCACCTGAGCCCATCCGGCACCTCGTCCAGGTTGCAGTAGGCCAGGATCCGCTGCTCAATTTCGGCCACGTAAGACTGGATCAGGGCATCCAGCGAGTCATCGGTGAGATGCAGGCGGGTCTTGACCAGAGCGATGATCTCATCCGGACTGATCGCCATCCTGGTCACCGCCCTTGTCCTTGCGCCTGCGGCGGGCGGGCTCGGCCTGGGCCGGGCGCTTCTCCTCCGCCTGGCCTCTGGCCTCCTCCGCGGCCTTCAGCGCAGCCAACTCACGCCGACGGCGGTTGAATGCGGCCAGTCCCATAGAGTCACCCCCAAACAGGGGGAGGGAGCCTTAACGGCCCCCTCCTTACGCGATCTTGTGCACGAACTTCACGATCCGGATAGCCTTGGGCTCCCAGACCCGCTCCCAGTTGGCGCCGTCGGCCAACTCCTGATTGGTGGGGAACGCCCCGGCCACGTTAGCCTCGGTCCAGCGCACGCCCCGCGGGTGCAAGATGAACACCCTACGGCTGATGAGGTAGTCCTCACCGGCCAGGCTGTCCCGGTCAGTCTCGGTCAGCGGGATAGCGCCCAGTCCATCGCCGTTGCCCAGCGCAAAGGCGCCAGCGCCGAACAGGTACGTGGTGGCCGTCTTGGTACCAGTGTCGAACGGCAGGGAGTCGTCGACGATGACCCGCTTACCCATGTAGGTGGGCACTCGGTCGCTCTGCTCGGCCTCCTGCACGTACTCGATCAGCTGCTGCTTGGCCAGATAGGCCTCGACGGCGCTGTGCATGGCCACCGCAGTCAGTTCGCCCTTGGCGTCGCCCAGTTTCTGGGCGGCATCCACAAAGGTGGAACCGCTGATCAGAGCGGCGTCACCAGTCTCGGCGCTGATGTCATGGACGAGCGGGGCCATGCTCGGGGACGCGAAAACGCCGGCCAGCGTGGCGAGCAGGATCTTCTGCATCTCGCGGGCCCAGTACCCGGCCACCAGGTCACCGATGGCCCTCATCGGATCATCGCCGGCGAGCAGGTAGGCCAGATCATTCGCGCCCCAGGCACGGCCCCGGGCCTGCAGCCTAGCCCGGTCCTGGCCGGCAGTGATCTTGCCCGGGGTGAGGGCACCGCTGTCGCTCAGCACCTCCGAGTCCCCGGTCAGGTCGTTCCAGTAGGGCATGTTGATGATGGTCCCGCCGGAGTTGGCCAGACGGTTGAACTCGGTGGTGTTCTGCACGACACCGGACTCATAAAACGCGTTGAGCTCCATGCTCCTCTGGACCGTATACGGGTTAAACACTTCAGGGACGATCACGTCCGCGATCTTGGTCGTCACGGCGATACCCCCTCACGTTACTGCTTAGCCGCAGCCATAAGCTGCTTAGCCAGTTCAGGGTTTTCCCGCATGATGCGGCCCTGCTCGGTCAGGTTGAAGTGCTCCTTGGACCACGGGTTTTTCATACCTGCGCCGCCCGGATTCTTCTCGGAGCCATCGGCCGGCTTGGCGCCCTTGATCTGCAGGCCGCTGCCCTCCTGCTGCTTGAACAGGAACGGCTTCGTCTCTCGGAGCGTCTTGAGCTGCTCGTCCAGGCCGGCCTTGATCGAGCCGTCCTCGTTGAGCACGATCTTGGAGCGGTCGAGCAGGTGGAGAACGATGTCCGGATCGTGAGCGTCGCCAGCCACCGCCAGCTTGACGGCCGTGGCGATGCGCAGCTCGTTCAGCTTGGCCTCGTACTCCTGAGTGGCCTTCTTGTTGGCCTCCTGGAGCTCCTCGATCTGCTTCTTCAGGGCCTCAGAATCACCGGCGGCCTTCTTCAGCTCGGCCAGTTGCCGGTCGCGCTCCTGCAGGGCGGCCTCGGCGGCCTTGCGGGCCTCGTTGACCTCGTCGAATCGAGCCTTGGGCACCCACCCCTTGTAGTGGTTCTCGACCCCCTCCACAATTGCGTTGATCTGGGCCTCCGTCAGGCCCTGAGCCTTCAGCAGATCCTTCAGCCAGTCCATGGTTTGCACTCCCTTCGCCTTCGCTTGTTAACCCGGTCGCGTCCGGTGGCGTCTTGCGTTTTACGCCCGCAATACCAAACGGCGGCAAATCAGAACGGTACCCGCGTGGGTGCCGTTATCAGCTAGCGTACCGTCTCAGCCATTCCTCGTAGGTGATGTCCCCCGGGACGGTGTAGGTCCGGCCGTCGGAGTCTTTGGCCAGGCGCTCGCCCGGGTCGATCTCGTCCGGGAAGTATGGAACCGTCGTGGTCCGGCAGTTGGCGTGGAACGGCGGCATCGTCACCCCGGGCTCGGCCTCCGACAGCTTGAACCGCTTGCCGTCCATCTGTCGGCAGATCTCGCTCGTCCGGTTGTCCAGCGTGGCCAGGATCTCGTACTCCTGCACCAAGCCGCTTGCCTTATACCCAGCCAGGGTCGCCTGCTCCACGAAAAAACAGGTCTCGGTTCTGACGAGCCTCGCGGCGTTCGAGTATGAGACGTCGAACCGCTCGGCCAGGGTCTTGATCATGCGTTCGACCGAATCGCCCCGAATAAAGCCCTGGGCCAGCAACGTCCGAAGCTCCCGCACCAACTTGTCCCGGTCACCCCATATCCGCTGGCTCCAGTTGCTCCCGGCGAATTCGGTCTTGAGCACCATCTCCAAGCCCTTGGGGTCGATCCTGGCGAAGTCCGCTCCGATCCCGATGCCCCGCTGCACCTCAAAGATGGTGCGGTGGTAGGTGTCGGTGTAGATGTCGGCCAGCAGGTCCCGGAGGCGCTTGTACCTGCTGTCGGCCAGCATCTCGACCTGGTGCTGGATCTGGATTTGCAAGGCCTCGAATCTCGTCACCCTGGTCTTGAAGTAGACGTTGTTCAGGATCTTGGTCCACCGACCATCGGCGTTGTTTTTCGCTTTCTCGGTGAACTCCTCAAGCGTCATCCGGAATTCCTCGAGCTCGCCGGCGTCGAGGACCTTCTTCGCCTCGGCCAGGCTCACGATCCCGTTGTTATCGGCGAACCGCTCGTAAAATACCAGGAGGTCCTTCTCGAGGCTCGCCGTGGCCCGTCGGTACTCCCGGGCAAGCTCCTCCAGATACTCTTCAGCCGCCCGAAATTGTCGGGCGGCTATCTGCTCGGCGCGCTTCCGCCAGTAGGCCTGTGGTTTCATTCACCCTCTCCCTCCTGGGCGGCGCCGCCGAGGGAGTTGTAACCGAGCCGATCCAGGTCCTCCTGGCGCTCCTGCCGGATGCGCTCCAGTTCGGCGCCCACGTCCGTGACCCACGGATGGTTGGCGACGATGGTCTGCTCGGAGAGAATGCCGACGCTGTTTCGGACGTTGGCGATGGTCTCGGATTCGTTGATCAGAATGTCGCGGCTGAACACAAAGTCCACGCGCTCGCCACTGTAGTCCACCCCGGTGGTGGTGGCCAGGTACTGGTTCACGAACCAGAGCAACTGCTCCAGGCTGGCCTGGAACTCGGTCTCCATGATGTTGCAGTCCATGTCCAGGTCTGCATAGAGGAACTTGAGCGCGATCCCGGACGGACTGGAGCCATATCGCTCCGACTGCGTGTCCACACCCCGGCCGAACTCGTAGATGTCCTTGCGGAGCATCTGCATGTGGGTCTTGTAGGCCTCGGTGTCGATTGTCAAGCTGAGAGTGTCGACGCCTCCCTCGTCCGTGACTTTGACCGCCCGGTAAACGCTCAAGTTCCGCCGGAACTCGCCCAGGTCCGTGCCATCATAGTTGCGGACCACGTAGATGCTGTTGGGGAGGTCCTGCAGGTTGTTCGAGTTGTCGGAGGCCCTGGCGTCGTAGTCGTCGACCAGCGTCTTCACGAACTTGATGAACGGGATCTCATCGGTGTTGTACCGGAAGCAGACGAATGGCACGCGTTCCCAGTTGAACCCTTTTTCCTGCCCGTCCACGATGGCCGTGAAATGACTGCCGTGGCCACCAGCCTCGATGTCCTCGACCAGGCCATCGCCATCCAGTACGTAGCGCCTGACGCCGGTGGTGTCCCAATACTCGACATGCGTGACCAGCTCTTTTTGGCGGCCCTTGTACGTCTCCACTTCGTAGACCCGGATTACGGCCTGCAGTTCGGTGTGGCCAGCATCCTTCCAAAGAGGGATGACTTCCTCAGAGGGGATCAGAGCAAAGGCCAGTTTCCCGGCCTCGTCATAGTAGACATGCACCCACGCCTTGCCCTTGTTGATGGCCTCCCGGCCCACGGACTGGAGCAAGCGCAGGAACCGCCGATCGAAGATCTGGTTGAGCAGCTGGAGGTATTGCTCGTTGTCCGTCTGGACGGAAAGGGGCAGGCCCAAGAGGTAGCCTACCTTCTGGTCAACCAGCTTCCGCACGAAGTTGTGGGCCAGTCGGTTGTTGGCCAGGTGCTTGGCTTCGATCTCCTCTCCGCCCGGACCGATCACCGTGCGTTTGCGCTGGAGGATGTCCGGCTCGCCCCGGTAATACCGCTCACCAGTCAGCATCAGCTCACGCAGAGGCGAGGTCAGCCACTCCTCGATCTCCAACGTGATGATGTCCTCCAGCGTCATGGCCGTTCGGGCTCCGCCCTCGATGATCGCCTTGAGCAAGTCTGTGGTGGTGATCACTGCTTCACCTCCCCTCCCCTAATCGAAGCTGACGCCTGGCTGGCGCATGTCTCGTTCAAAGGCGTACCGAGTGGCCGCGATGGTGTGATCGTTGACCTCCTCCAATCGCGGCAGCGTATTGCCGTCCTGGTCGACCTGGTAGTCGATCTGCTCGAACTCCCGGGCGATATTGGGCGTACGGTTGGGGTCGATCACGATCTCCTCCAGGTCGTCCAGCCACTTCTCGCCGTACTCCACGCTGCCGGGCCCCTTCTTGGCCCCTCTGATGCGGATTCCGTAGGACCGGAGCTCATCGATCGACTTCGGCTCTGCCGAGTCGGCGATGGTCAGCACGTCCTGGTAGCCCTTCTGCTTGATCCACTCCGCCACATAGCGGTTGGACAGCTTCACGCCGTACAGCTCGTCCAGGGCGTAGATCCGCCGGCGGGTCTTGTCGTAGTGCCAGCGCACGAAAGCGAAGGCGTCCACACCGTAGCCCCAGTCGATGCCCTGGCGGATGTTGTCGAACCGCCGGATCTCGTCGTCCGTGATCCGGCGGAAGACCAGGTTCTCAAAGGGCACGATCCCGCTACCCACCGGCTTGCCAAGGTACTCCCACTCGTACTGGTGCGGGCGCTTGCGCTTGACCTCCTCGGCCTGCTCGATGAAGGCCCGGGAGATGTACGGATTGTCCAGGTAGGTGCTGTGGTGCACGTAGGTGCTGGGCGGCAGGTCCACCTTCGTCTCGAAGCGCCGGTTCACCCAGTTCTGCTTCCGCTTCGGCGGGTTGTAGCTGTAGTAGAACGCGTAATGCAGTCCCGGCGGCAGCTCGCCGCGGAGGACCGTGTTTTCGATCATCGAGACATCCTCTTCAGTCTTGAACTCGGCCAGCTCCTCGATCCAGAGGATGGCCACTGGGTATTTAGCCACCTTCAGCGACTTGAGCTTGGCTGGGTCATCCGCTCCGCGAAAGATGATCTTGTTGCCCCTGGGCAGGTAAACCAGCTGCAGGGGGCTCTTCATCGCCCGCCAGTAGGCCCCCACCCCTAGCATGTCGATGGCCTCGAGGAGCTGCTCGTAGCAGCTCTCCTCCAGCGTCCTGGCCACCCGGCGCACGCAGAGGGCCGTCACTGGATACCGCATGACGTCAACCACGATGCGTAGGGCGATGTGCGAGCTTTTGCCCGAGCCACGGCCGCCCTTGAGCACATGGCGCAAGTACTTGTGCGAGTTAGCTGCCCGCCAGAAGGGCTGGAACGCGGGGAGCACGATCTGCGACAGCCTAATCTGAGTCGCCGGCGTCATCAGCGCCGAGGTCATCGACGATCTGCACCCCCACGTTCAGGTTGACGGCCGCGTCCTTGAACATGCCGAGGTGCTTGCCCAGCAGTTCCAGCGCCCGGAGCTTGTCGGCCAGGCGGATCTCCCGCTCGACGCCCTCACCCTCCGCCGTGGGGAACCGCTTCACCTTGACGGAGGCGATAGCTGCCGTGTCGTCCTCGCTGGCGTCGGTCCTAAGGGTGGCATCGTCCATGTTGATCACGTCGGGAGCGTTGACAAAAGCGATGCGAGCTAACTCCCGGAGTACCCGGTCCTGGGTAATGCCGGTCCGCCTGCTCCGCTCAGCCATGGCAGTTTCTATGGCTTCCTGAATGGCAGGTTTTGTCAGGTTTTCAGCACCAATCGCCCTTGCCGTCTTCGGCGAATACCCGGCCCGAATGGCGGCCTGCGTGGCATTCAAATCGACCAGGTACTCCTCCACGAACCGCTGCTGCTTCGGCGTCAGCTTCGGCACGACAGCTCACCTCCTTCAGGCGCGAAGAAACCGCCCGCCCCGGGGAAGGGGCAGGCGGCATTTGTCGTTTGGCACCGGCGGTGGGACTCGAACCCACAACAGACACGGCTTTGGAGGCCGCCGCTCTACCAGT